TTGTAAGGGTTTCCGCATCAGAACTCCACATATCAAAGAACTTACGTAAGAATTCTTCCATTGACATTGTTACAGTAATCTGTTCTAATGCTTTCTGTACTTTCACTACGTCAGTTGGTTGGATACCAGAAGCAGTAGATTTTGTTACCAACACTTTATAACCGTTTGCTGCATGACCTTGATCTTTAGACACAAGAGCTACATGCGCACCATGCGTATCAAAGTCGAAATTGAAAAGCTTACGCTTTGCTTTCTGTTTGCTAATTGTCATTTAATTTCCTGCCCGTAAGCTTCACAATAAACGCTCAAGCCTGTGAACGTACCATCCTTCACTTTAGGCCAAATTACATCTTCAGCTAATTCATCTGGTTCAGGGAAGTACCACTCTTGTAACCAAGTGTTCTTGCGAATGGTCACTTGTTCACCTTCTGGATTCTCGATAACAAATTCAACAGGAGAAGTGTAGGACTGCTCAATCACAGCTAAGTCAGAATCAAGCATTACACTGTGCATCAGATTAGCTTTCATGCAATGCACGTTAAACGACCTACATGCTTCGATAACGTCTTGGTCTGAGTAAGTATCACCGTGTAGGTCTTCAGTCTCTGTAGCGTCTTGTGGGGCCAATACAACCATCAATGCTCTACGTTCTTCTACATCTACAGACTTACGTACCTGAACACCAGAAGGTGTAGTGACATCGCTCTCAATAACTTGCTTGTGGTTTTCACTATCACCGATAGCCATGTCCAACAAGTCAAGGAACATCTTCTTTAATTTTTCTTTGTTCATGCGGAATTTGCCATGTTGCGAGTAGAGTTAGGATTCTTCAACTGACTTGTACCTGTACCACTAGAGCCACCACTCTCACCAACACGAGCTGTGTCAGGGGTGAGCTTAGCTAACAGTTGTTCTTCAGTGAGCTTTTCAATCTCTGTTGTATCGAATCCAGTCATCTTGTGTGCTTGAATAATGATTGACTTATCTTTAACCATCATACCAACACCAGCCATCAACTGAACCACTTTAGCATTGTTCTCTGGGTCAGCTTCATCCAGCTCACCAAACGTCATCACTGGCATATCATCTTCTTCAAGCTTCAGCTCATTAATGTCTGCAAGAGACTTAACAAACTCACGCTCAAATACTGTTTTGATATACATCAGCATACGTTCCATGTAGAAAGCATGGACACTACGAGAACTATCTGATAGACTGTGTGAACCTGTGTCACCCTGACCAACCAGAAGGAAGGAAGCACCTAATACGTTAAGAATATCTTTCTTACGAGCTTCAATCAGTTCAGAGGTTTTATAAGCTTTACTGCCGCCATCAACACCCTTGAGTTCAACATCGTAAACGTATTTACCGTTACCTGTTTCACCGTGTGTATCTGAGCCTAAGAGGATATATGTTTGATCGCCAGCATGAATAGCAGCAGCATTCTTTTGTAATGCTCTGAGCGTTTGTGCTTCTAAGCTATCGGGATCTTCAGCAGCTTTGTTGATGTGGTCATTCGGCGTACGTAAAATTAAAATTCCGCCAAGGTCCTTGCTCACCCCAACAACCTCATAGCTTGTAATCATTTCAAGCTCTTTCCAAGATTTAAAGCAGTCGTATAGATCTGATTTACCTTGAGGGTTGTTACCTGTACTGTTCCAACTAAACAACATAAACTTTTCTCTACGAACAAATTTATCTGTTAAGTTTTGTACAGTGAAAGGGTTGATATTGCTTTGTCCAATAACTGTAGCTGGCATCCATTGATGTAAACCAACTAAGTCTCGCTTCAATACAGCATCATCAAACACCCACTCACGAACACTCTTTTGAGCGCGAGGAGCAAGCTTTGCGTATTTGTATTTATATTTACCAGACCACTTAATACTATCATTCTTTGCAAAGACTTTCTCAAGCCAAGCGAATCCATATTTACGGAATGTGATAATATTTGTGATGGCATCGTACCAACTGTTACCGACAAAGTTTTTGATGTTCCAGTTTAAGAAGGCAGCAAAATCTTTTGACTCTTGACTTCCTGATACACCTGCGATAAACTTTGTAGCAAGTAGGGACTTCGTAAGGAATACTTCCCCAGCAGTTAAGCCTTGGCTAACAGCAGAGGTAGAAGCCATCTTATCATATGTGGTGAGGCTATGAGGAAACTGCAATTCTTTCTTAGCAGATTCTTCAATGTAGCCACCGATGGCTTTTAGATATGGATTGCCGATCTCCCCTAAGCGAAGACGACTGTCTGAGCTAGAGGGATTAGATTCAGCTTTCTCAATTTGAATTGTTTCTGACATTATCCCCTCAGATTATGAATTAAGGTCATATTGCGCTTTGATTGTGGGATCGTTGAGAGCGGTTAGTTTTGGAACTGTGTATGTTTTTACCCTATTCAGATAGGAAAATGCTGAACTGACACAATCAACGAAATCATCGTGACGTGTGCGACTACTTTTTGTAATAGAATCAAAGACTTCCAGTTCTCTATAGAAAGTTTCTAACATTTTTCTATCCCAACCAGCCTCATAAATGAACACTAACCCATTCTGTACTGCTGTAAAAAATGGTTCGGCTTTCTTGAGCTTACTCTGTGTAGGTACGGCAACATCTTTCTTGGGCAATAACCCAGCTTCCGTAATTGCTTTGGACAAATACTCAAACGCTGCTGCCCCACCCGCTCCAGTATCACGAGGGATTACAATGTGGACATCTCTGCCATCACGTAAACCTTGCTGGATAATGGTGTTGTCTCTATCACCTGTACGTTTGCGATAGTTTTCCCCGTGAAGAATATAATAGTACCCGTCTTTAGTTTTGCACATCAGTACGTTTGCTGTTGCATCACAACCTTTTGTTGTTGGGCTATCATCTGCGGTGGAAGCTAAATCATAACCACGGCAATACAGAGCGCCTTGTGGTAAGCTGGAACATTTCTTAAGGTCTTCCCTTTTAAAGAAGACTCCAGACGCCTCAGTACTCGCCCAGCATCCTAAAAGTAGTTGCTTACGTTTAGCCTCTGGCATACTGTCAAGCTTTTTTCTGTAGGACTTATCAAGATGGTCGAGTTTTTCGTTATCATCGAGCGTTGCGGGTATATAAGTATATGTCTCAGGCTCTTTATCCCAAGCTAAACGAAGTTCTTCTTCATCCCAAGAAGTGTGCAGTGTCCCTTCGACCACAACAAAGTATCTTGTCTTCCCAGACAACTCTTTAATTGGGTAATCTTCCTCATCTAAGAAAGGTTTTACCCATTCGTAAATGAAGCTATTGGGGTCAGGATTTAAAGTGCAACGAATTGATTTAGGAACGGAAGACATTGAGCGGTTACGAGAACGGATTACGTCGAATTGATAACCACTACGGTACTGGGCTTCCTCAAAGAAAGCACAGTTGATTTCTGTCCCGTACCAAGCATCACTGTCCTTGTCTGTGCTCAGATATGAGAATGTCGTCCTTGCGCCTGAAGGAAATGTGATTGTTTTTTGCTGTTCGTTGATCTTTGCTTGACCAACAAACTTACCGTTCACATCTACCAGATAAGGCATGTACATACGCTTAGCATCAATCCACAAACCTTTGTCGATTTCTGTAGATGTTGTTCGGAAGAATACACTGAAATAAAGTGGGTCGTGAATACCTAGTAAGTTAACGCACAAAGCGCCATAGGTTTTACCACCACCTGCTCCCAAATAATTTTACAGTCGCTACGCTGTTTCCACCATTTCTGATGTAATTGGATCATATCTTCCATCAACAGATGGCTTCCTGTTTGGAGTAGTCAAACGCTTACTACCCTACGTCCGTACACTCATCGGGACTGATCTCTACACGTTCTCTGTCAAGAGCTTCGCTCGGTATTGCCTTCAACTGAATGGTCAGGTTTCACCGAATTAAGGAAGTTTAACGGCGGCAGAGTTGTTTACCGCCGAAGAAAACAATACTCTGATTCGCGTTAGCGAATTCCAACTGTTTAGGTTGGAGTTTTATCTCAGGTATGTTTTGTCTTGGTCTTTTATTGATTGGGGTTTTTGCCATATAATCTCCTTTTTATAATACACTGTTCAAATGCACTATAGAAAAGAGTCAACTTATATTGACTCAATATATTTCTCTATTTTGTCTAAGATAATTTCTAAATCTCTCAGATGGAAAGTTTCGGTATACCCATCCGGTAAGTCACATTTAGATACAACGGAAAATTGCAAATCTTTAGATGATAACAAGAAAGTTTCAATGTCTTTCGCTATAACACCCTGTTCAAAAGTAAATAGCTTTATTAGCTCGACATCTACCTTAGCGCTGCTTGTTATATGCTTTATTCTGGATTGATACTTGTTGCTGATCCCGATCTTTCCATATATGTTATCTATCTTAAGTATATATAGATAACCTTTCTTGTCGTAAGAAAATCCGGTTCTGGAGCAACTTGGACAGCCGTAGCCAGTTAATAGGTTACCAGCTTTCTGTTTAAACATATGCCCTTTGTCACAAGTTATTGTAACATATTTACTAACACCATCATAGTCCACTTTAGAGTAGTCGTATTCTGGGAAAAGGCATTGAGCTTTAATTATAAAGTCTTCATTTGATGTCTTAAAAGTATTAGCAACTTGTTCCCTATTACACTTAGGACAAAGGGATTTACCCTTGAGGCTGCTCGACAACACCCTTCTTACCTCTCCGTGTATTGAGCAGGTAAACACCATTGAATCTTTTGTTGACTTATAAGTTTCAATTTTTGGTATTACATTAGGATCTGAGTATACCCACTCTGGTACTGATTGTCTAGATTTACTATTTAATGTTGCTGCACATCTTGGACAACCATGACCTTTTATATGAACAGTAGGCGCTTGCCAAAAACTGCCATGCGTGGCGCAAACTATTTCTACCTTTTCTTGATAACTACAAAATACCATTTTACTGTAATCGTACTTACCTTTATGTACTTCAGCAGTCTTTATAAGAAAGTCATCGAGTGATTTTCTTTTAGATAACCCACGACCTTTTAGTGCGCAAACGGCGCACATATATTTACTTCTGAGTAAATCTCTAGCGCTACTAGAAAAATCGTGCCCGTGTTCACAATTAACTTTCAAAACAGTGTTTTTGTCTACATAAGATGTGTAATCTACATTATATAGTGGGTGCTTTGTTTTTACTTGAAGAATCACATCTTCGAGGGAATCTCGGTTATTTATGGATCTGCCAACGGCTCCACACGCAGGGCAACCTCTGCGGTTGCTGATATGGTTTGCGGCAGTAATGAGAAACTGACCATGCACTTCACACATAACAATCACTTTATCTTTCCAACCAAACTCTGCTGGAACTAAACTATAATCAAACTTATCGCCGTGAATAGCAAAAGCTCTTTCTAAAAATACTTCTTTCTTCAATTCATTAAACCTTAATTTTTATTGCCCTACACCAGATTGGCGTTAGAGGGTATGTTCTCTTATCAAATGTAAGACAATAAAAATTAAAGCCTTACATACCTATGCACATGCAATTATTTTTCAGACAGAAGTTTAATTACTTAAGTCTCAGGCCACGCCAATAGCCTGTACAACAAAATGAAATAACCAACGTACTTGCGCAGAGGTTGGTTACATATTATAACATCGTTAGATGTGTATCAGCAAACCACATCCCATGTGAGGATGCTGAATTCTTTTATTTCTTAGCTTTAACACCAGCCTTCTTCACAACAGGCTTTGCTTCTTGAACAGGAGCTGTTACTTCAGCAACTACTACTTCCGTAGCCTGTTCTGCTTCAATTGTAGATGCTTCCGCTACATCTGCCAACTGCTTTTCTACAACAGACATCATAAATACATACTTTCTATCGAAGATAAATGTTACGCGAAGCAATGTACCTACAATACTACGAATATCATCTTCTGTCAAATC